ACTGGAAGGTATTTCCCCGCCTGATGATGTTTGTTGTCACGGTGCTGACCTATCAGGCAGTGCATTGGTTTATGAGCTTGCCACCAGAGTCACACACTACACAGTCAGCGGGTCTGGTATCTGTCTGCATGGGCGCACTCACAGGTTGTTTTGGCATCTGGATGAGCAAAGAAGCGGGGTCTAAGTAATGGGTTTTTTTTATGATATCTCATACGGCCTTGGTATTTCTGATAGCAAGCCTTCTGGCTATGATGAGAGAACTGCCAATACTATAGAGAAAAACCAAGGCAGTGCAGCGGCTGATAGGTATAGAGATGAAAAGGGGATTGGATCTGGAAGTTTTTCGTCACCCTCAGATGAGCTTGGCGGTGCTTCGTATACACCTTTGCCAGCGCCCACAACGCTAGTAAGCTATGGACCAAAGCCTGATTTCGTCAGAGACGCTATGCTTGATCGTAGGATAGGCGCTAAGAATTTTATGAATTTTGGCAAGCCATTGGAGCCTTTTGGAGAAGGTGATGACCGCGTAACCCAAGAGATGATTGACGCTTACAATCAGAGGACAGCTTTCGCCAAGAACAGAGCAGACCAAGACTTCATGGGCACGGGGCTAACCCAACAGCAGTATGCCGATGGTCAGCAGTATGGGTTTACTAACTTTAGCGATGGTAGAGTGGGTGTTAGTTCTGGTGATAGAGGCCCAGCACCTACTGTGGGGCTTCCTGCGGCGGCAGATTCTACAGACTTTAATCCTAACAATGCTTTCTTGCGTGGCCGTATGGCTCAAATGCGCGAACAGCAGGGTATGCTACCACCCCCACAAATACCGGGTTTGCCACCGCAACCTAGACCTCAGATGCCACAACAACTAGCAGGCATCATGCAGTTACAAGACAGGTCTAATATTAGCCCTGCGATGCGCTACGCTGCTGAGAACTACAACAGGTTAGGTGGTAGGCAGATGACGAATGATGAGTATGAGCGTGGTCGTGCAATGATACAGGGTCAGAGTGTATGAGTATCTTTACAGCCGCATTAGGCCCGATAGCTAACCTTGCTGGATCATGGTTGCAGGGTAAGGCTGATAAGAACGCTGCCGCTGCGGAACTAAAGCTGACTGAAGCGAAGGCGAAAGCCCAGATATTATTGTCGAAGGAAACAAGCGTTGCCGACTGGGAGCGCATTATGGCAGAGGGTGCCAAGTCTAGCTGGAAAGACGAATGGTTCGTTATTGTCCTGTCGATACCGTTGATCTTAGCGTTTATCCCCGGTGCTGAAGGCTGGGTAGATCGTGGGTTTGAACAGCTTTCCAAAGCTCCCGACTGGTATTTTTACAGCCTTGGAATTGCAATTTCAGCCAGTTTTGGTGTGCGCGGGGCGCAGGCATTTTTTAAGAGGAAGTAATGGACTACGATAAGTCTAACGATGAAGAGTTTACCGCCGCATGGAACGGGAAATATGGTAGGAGGACGTAATGTCTTTTAAGTTAAGTAGACGCAGCCTTGATAGGCTTGAGGGAATTGATGAGCGATTACAGTCAGTCGTGAAGATGGCTATCACGCTGTCGAGGACCGATTTTGGAGTGGTGCAGGGCATGAGAACCCTTGAGCAGCAGAAAGAATTGGTCGCCAAAGGTGCCAGCAAAACCATGAAGTCTAAGCACCTTGAGGGTAAGGCATTCGATATCATGGCGTTCATAAATGGCAGGGCGAGTTGGGAACTCTCGCTCTATGATGATCTAGCTGACGCCATCAAAGAAGCCGCGATACAACTAGGAGTTCCTATTTGTTGGGGCGCTGCTTGGGGCACACCAGACATGCCGTATCCGATGGATATCCGTAAGTGGGAAGGCACAATGGAAGAAGCGATGAATGCGTATATAGATTTACGCAGATCGCAGGGGCGGCGTCCTTTTATTGACGGACCGCACTTTGAGTTGATGGATTAACCCGTAGATGCTATGCTCTACGAAACTTTGAGGTAAACAGATGGCCCTACCTTTTCTTTTAAGTCTTGGACTACCCGCTCTTGGCGCTGCTACAGGTGGCCTTGGTCTTGGCTTGGGCGCTGCTTCTTTAGCTGGTATTGGCGCAGGGCTAGGTTCGTTCTTGCAAACAGGTGATGTAGGAAAAGGTATTCAGACAGGCCTCGTCGCTGGTCTTGGCGGTAAGTTAATGAGTAGCGCGACGAGTGCTTTGAGCGGTGCAGGGGCACAAGCGGCACAGACAGCGGCAGGAGCGGCGGCACCAGCAGCGGCGCAAACTACGGGAAATAAGTTTTTAGCAAGTCTTATAGGTGAAAAAGCTCTTGCAGCGCCTATTGGGGCTACAACTGTGGGAGGGGCTTTGGGTGCAGCAGGGTCCGGTTTTAATACAGGGCTTGTTGCAGACGCCATGAACGTACCCACCGTAAAAATGCCAGAGAAGAAAACTTACGACACTTCACCGCCTATGCCGCGCATTAGATCTTATCAGCCCAAGACAGACATAAGCAGCACGGCTGAAGAAGATATGATTAGATACTATAACCCTGTACAAAGAAAGAATCTTGGCGGCATAATGTCCATGTCTGGATCTCACCCTATATTTAATCAGTTTGGTCAACAGATGTCTGGATATTTGGGACAGGCTCAAGCCCAAGCGAATAAACAAAAAGTTGGTCCGTTTGTGCAACAGGTTGAACAGTTGGCGAAGACCACATTTGGAGACGAAGCATTCCAACAGAATCTATCTGACTACACACAACAGGGAGATAGATTCCAAGGCATGTCCCCAAATGACATGTTTAACGAAAGTAGAATGTCTTCTGAAGAACAAAAGGATATGGTAGGAATTTTAAGCGGTAAAGGCACTTCTTCCACAGGCGCACAAAGAGGAGTGAATAATTTTGCCCAAGCTCTTGGTCGTGGCACAGGAAGTATGATGAGCATGATGAGAAGGCCCGGTGCTATGGGCTTTGCAGAGGGCGGTATCGTCTCAGAAGAGATGAACGAGAAAGAGCTTATCGAAGAGGCTGTGGCTGCTATTAAGGGTGAGTCAGATAACCCCAAAGAAATTTTAGGTATGTTTTTACTTAAATTTGGCGAGGAGCAGCTACGCAATCTTGTGGAGAGCGTTCAGTCTGGGGAGCTTGACGAGACTCGCGAGCGGTTTGCGGGCGGCGATAAAGGGATGGTGAACGGTCCCGGCGATGGTTCTGGGAAAGATGATATGGTGCCAGCCACAATGGATGGTGATCAAGACGTGCTTTTAACTGCTGGTGAGTTTGTAATTAAGAAAGATTCTACAGACGCCATAGAAAAAGCATTTGGTGGGGGATTTTTAGACGAAGTTAATGACGCCGGTAAGGACGCCCCTAAGAAATTAAAAGAGAAGGTGGCAGTTGCGTGAGAGTAAGCACAGTTCCTAAAGAGGCTGTAAAGCATATTTGGAAGGATGTTGAAGAGTTACTAAGGAAGAGCGTTGAGGATACATCTAGGGGGAAGATAAACATCTTGGACGTTTTAGATGGAATCCTTAGAGACATATACGTTCTTTGGGTAGTTCTTGATGAAGAGGATAATATGGTCGCTGCGATAACCACAAGAATATCAGAATATCCCAGAAGGAAAGCTATGGTTCTTGATTTTGTTGGTGGCACTAAACTACACAAGTGGAAAGACGCTGTTATTGAAACAATAGGTCGATTCGCAAAAGAAAATGACTGTCAACACCTAGAAGGTTATGGCAGAAAAGGTTGGGAAAGAGCTTTACGGGGGAACGGTTTTTACTCAGAATATATAGCATACCGTATGGAGTTATAGGATGGGCATTGGCAAAGGATCACAAGAAGTACAGGCTGGCGGCACCACAAGAACAGTAGGCCTGCCAGAATACGCAGACCCGTACTTTCGTAGACTTCTGAAGGGCGCAGAAGAAGCTACACAACCTTTCTATCCTGATGACCCTGCATACGGGGATCTTGCGGGTGAGTCTACATATGTTCCGTATGGCGGTGAGCGTATAGCTGGATCTGAAGATTATGGTGACATAGGTACATCCCGCGCTATGGTTCGTGGTATTGCTGAAAATCCAGTCGGTGGTCTCACAGACGCTACAAGTTTGCAGAAAAGGGGTATAGCTGGGCTTGAGGGTCTAGCTCAATACGACCCTGCTTCTTATCAAGCAAGGCAGTTTACATCTCAAGAGGCTCAAAATTACATGGACCCCTACATGCAGAATGTAGTGGATGTTCAAAAGCGTAGAGCAATAGAAGATTTTGGCAGAGGTCAGGCCGATAGAGATGCAGCCGCTGTAGGTGCTGGCGCGTTTGGTGGGTCTCGTCAAGCTGTCATGCAAGGGATGGCACAAGAAGGTCTAGCCGATAGGCTTGGAGACATACAGGCCACAGGAAGCCAAGCTGCATTTAGCCAAGCGATGCAAGCATTTGATGCCGATAGAGCCGCGCAGAGGGACGCTGCTACGTTTGGAGAGGCGTCAAGGCAGTTTGGTGCAGGTCAAGGTCTAGCTGGGTATCAAGCCGCGTTGGGCGCTGGCAGGGGGCTTGTGGATTACGGTGAAAGAGCAAGGGCAGCAGACATACAGGGTGCCCAGCTACTTGAAACCGTTGGTCGTGACATTAGGGGCGAGGATCAGGCTGGACTTGATATTGCATATCAGGACTTCTTGCGGCAGCAAGACTACCCGATGCGTCAGTATGAAAGATTTGCAGGGATGCTTAGTGGTGTGCCTGTACAGCCTGATATTAGCACAGCAACATACCAAGCATATAATCCACTACAACAAGCCTTGGGAACAGGTATATCTGCATTGGGTTTGTATAAAGGATTGGCAGGATGAATATACTAGAGCAAACTGAAGCCCTTAAAGATTTGCCAGACGCTGCGTTAATCCAGCAGATGAAGATGCCTACAGGCGAAATAGCGCCTATATTTATTACATCTGAGCTAAAACGGCGTAAGCGTATGCGGGACGACTACGCTCGTAGAGAAGCCGCTGATACACCGACAGTAGCAGAAGAAGTCGTCATGGCTGCGGGTATGCCGCAGGGTGGTATAGCAGACGCAGCGCGAGCATTAGCACCCAAGACTGACATGGGGCAGAACACTGGCATGGGTGATATGATGCCACGGACTGCTACCCAAGCGCCACAACCTATGGCGAGCGGCGGTATCGTAGGGATGCGTCAGGGCGGTAAGCTCGTAAAAGTAGGTCGTGCTAGCTTCTACGCATTTCCTGATGGAGAGGTGTTTGTTGAAAACCCTGATGGTAGCAGAGAAGTTGTTACAGACCCTAGAGTATTAGGGGTTGTCAGGGCGCAGGCAAACGTAGGGCCAGAAAGACAAGAAAGCGCCGCGCCTTTAGGTTCGGAGATATTGCAAGAGGCTGCTCCAGAAGCTCCCACTCTTGAGTCTGTGTTGAGTTCAGATAGACCGTTTAGCCCTACTTCAACGGAAGCTACAGACACTCGCCCAGCAGTACCATCTAGTCTTGGCATGGGGGGCGAGCGGCCCGCTATTGTTACATCTCCCGCGCAACCTAGCTTTAGTCCTGAGTTAGACGGACAAGGGATTGCCTCAATAGCAACTTCTAGCACCGGGGTAGATCCTTTTGGGGCTGCGCAATCTTTACTACCCCCACCAGAAACAGATGTGTTAAGTATGGTAGCTCCACCCACAGGTGAGAGTGCGGTCAGTACAGCAGGGACTGACAAACTAGAGAACGCTATCGCCGCTGCACAGAGTGCTATAGATATAGACAAGACCACACCCATAACTCTGACTATGCAGCAGGTGCAACAGGCTATAGCTGAAGGTAATTCAGATATACTTGAGTTAGCGCAGCAGCAGGGGCTGTTGGACGAAGCTATTGCAACGATGCCCGCAGCGCGGTCTCCAGAAGACAGGGCGCTCGCTAAATTTATGGAATCGCAAAAAATGACAAGTGGTAGACCGGGCGGCACTACCATTGAAGATACGCGTATGATGAACATGCTCAACGCGCAAAGACAAGCAGAGGAAGCTGCTAATTTAGAAGCACTTAGAAAAACCCAGCCTAATGCAGACGTTGGCACTGATCCAAGATTTGGCGACACTATGGGGCTGCAAGAAGTCTTGGCAGGTGACTTTGATCCTGTGTCTGCTGCGCCTAGCGCCGCTGCGAAGCCGACTGATACAGCAGGTTTGATGAAGCTTTTGCAAGAACAGATGACCGCAAAAACAGGAACATCTGTAGGCGATAATCAAGGCGTTCCAATGGAGGAAGCTGCGGCGGCGTTGGCAGAAGTTACGGCTAGTGGCCCGACACAAGGGGAAAAAACTTTTGATCCGGGCACTGGGGAAATGTCTCCCGCTTTACGGGAAGAGTTAGGTTTAGCCCCAATCATAGAAGGGGAAGTAGAGCAGCTTAACAGAGCTATAGAAACTGCTACAGCTAACAACAATGATTTCTTAGCCGCTACACTGACGACTAAAAGGGATACGTTAGTAAAACAGCTACAGGGCCAAGAACTAGCCACAGACGTGCAAGAAGCCGTAGGCGGTGCTTTAAGAACTGTAGGGGAGTATGCGAGCGATCTTGGGGGGTTGTTGGCTACTAAATATAGAGAGATAATAACAGCTAATATAGACCCTGTTAAAGCAGCGGGAATATTAAAAGAATATGCACAATCTGACGAGTACAAGTTTAACTTACGCGAGCAGCAGGCAGCGGAAAGAGAAAATACAGAGCGAGCTAGGGAGCAAAGGTTAATAGATCTTAGCGGTAAGTTCCCCGAACAACCCGGTTACGACGACTACCCAATGCCTGCTCCGATTACAATGGGCGATGCCCCTGTAGGCGTTGAATCGTTACGGCCTGAAGCGCGTCCTCAAGGTGTTGCGCCTGTAGCAGATACAACTACCCCCACAACCCCTGATGCTGGCGGAATAACAACTGTTTCTACCAAAGCGATCAACGATGCCGCTAAGCAATCTAAGGGCCTTAGCACAGATGCGTGGTTGGCTATTGCCCAAGGTGGTGCGGCAATGGCAGCGTCTAAGAACCCAACACTGCTTGGCGCATTCGGTGAGGGCGCGGGAGTAGCAGCGGCAGGCCTACAGAAACAACGCGCTGCCGAGAAGACCGCTGGTTTAGCGCAAGCGAAGATAGACGCCACACTGCAAGCTGCACGGATACGAGCGGCGGCTGCGGGTAGAGCAAAAACTATGGCCCCTCCTACTGGATCAGCCTTATTGACTTATCTATCGACGCAACTGGATCAAGCTAAATTTGCCAGACAACAAGCCGAAGCTGATAGAGGTAAAGGCCGTGCAGCAGAGATAGTACGGCTAGACAGAGAAATAGCAGATCTTCAGTCGCGTATAGCTGGATTAAGTCCAGTTTTAGCTGCGTCTGCTGGGGGTACGGGTTCACAAGCTAAAAACATTGACGTATCAAAGGGTTAAATTATGGGAACTCTACCCCGCGTAAGCGAAATCAGCGGTCAAGCTTACAACTTTACTATAGCTGGGGATGAGCCAACCGTAGACGAGCTACGGCGTATGGATGCAATAATCCGTAAAGAAGACGCGGAGTTTGCGCAATACTTTGAAGAAACCTACGGGGAAAGCGCCACTCCCGGCGAGGGTGCGGGTATAGCCAACCTAGCTGGTGAGTTCTTCAAGGGTATAGGTCGCGGCGGTCTTGGGCTTCTTGAGACAGGCGCTCTGGGTGCGGCTACATTGCTGCCAGAAGAATACGAAGATCCCACCCGTGAGTTTATTAGACGTCAAGGCTACGCAGCTACGCAGGGGCTACAACCTGATCTTGGGCTAGAAGATACACGCACAGGTAAGTTTGGTGAGGCGGTAGGATCTATTGCGGGTACATACGCCCCTGCCATCATTCCCGGCATTGGGCTACCAATAGCGGCAGGTTTAGCTACAGCAGCGGGAGCAGGTGAAGCTAGTGAACGTGCAAGAGCCGAAGGCACTGACGAGGCGACACGTAGTGACGCAGCACTAAAAGGCGTGGGTGTAGGCCTGACCGAACTTATTCCGTTTGTAGGACCGCTACAAAGAGCCTTGAGACCTTTCGGTGTGCGAAACCGCATCCTGCGAGCGTTTGAGCAAGGTGGCATAGAGGGCGCACAGGAAGCTGCGGCTAACACATTACAGAACCTTATCCAGCAAGGGTACGACCCCACACAGCTACTCGCTGAAGGTAACTTAGAAGCCGCAGGCTACGGCGCAGGTGCGGGTGGGCTGATCCAGCTTATGGTAGATTTGGTAATTCCTAATCGCCGTGCAGGTCCGCCTAAACTAACGGACGAAGAACAGAGGTTGGTAGAGAAAGCCGCCGCGCCTAAAGAAGTGGCAGAAGCGGTTACACCAGAGCAGCAGCAAGTTATAAATCAGCAGGCCGAACAGCTTGCAGAGGAGTTAAGCCCTGAAATAGTAGGAGGCCCAGATGGAACTCAAGCAGATGGAGCTGGCCTTGCGGGTGATGGACAAGGCGTTGGAGAACCCCAACCCGGAGACGTTCCTAGAAGTCCCACCGGAACTGGAGCATCTCAGCAACAAGGAGTGGGAGAAGGTAGCAAAACTCCTGATCTGTTTGGAGACGGAGATGGAACGCAGCCAGATACATTAGAGGTTGTTGAAGAGTTTGAGAACCAAGCTCCCAAAGAAGAAGAGGTTTTAGCGGAGGACGGTGTACCTTCTGAAGCCGATGCGTTTGAGATGGCAGTGGCGAGAGCAGAGCAGCTCCGCAACGCCAAAGAACCAGAGGATGCAGCGTTTAGGGAAGCCGCCGAGTTTGAAGCAGAGCAGCGCAAAGCAGCGCGACTGCAAGCCGAGCTTGAAGCAGGGCAAGCGATAGACTACGAGCGCATCCGAAATACTTTGAGTAAAGCGCAGAAGCAGAAAGACGCGGGAGGCGCGGCATTAGTGTCTCTACCGGCAGCGAAGTACCTTGCTGAAGTGGGGCTTCTAAAACCAGAAGACGCGCTAAATCCTATGACAGCCAATGCAAAAGTTCGGATGCTCTTGGATGCCGGTCCAGACGCGGTTCAACAGATTCTTGAGGCCAACGCTCCTAAACCTACTACAACAGCAACGACTTCAGAAACCGCCCAGCAGCAGCTTGAAGAAGTAGAGCAGAAAGCCAAGGGCAAGCAATTAATTCCCGGCTATCTTTACCCTACAGACCCAGTAACTTTAGAGACGGGCAAACCATATCCAGAGAGCGATACACGCTATGCTCCAGTACAAAGGCCCCGATCTACCCCCGCGGAACTAGAGCCTAGCGCAATCTCAACAGCGCCAGAGCCAGTAGCCGCGCTTCCCACCATGCAGGCGCTTGACGAACTAGGTGTGGCTAAAGGCAGTGCAGCGTACCAGATAGCTAAAAACTCTTTGGCTAAATCTATAGAAGCTAACGACAGAGACGCCGTGCTTGCAGACAGAGATAGTATTCTAGCTGCGTTGAAGAAGTACAAACCTAAAGACGCGGAGTTACAGGCGCGAGTAGCGGAGTACGTGGCGAAAGCTACACCTAAAGAAACTAGACCCGAAGCTACAGAGCGCCGAGACGATGTGGCTTTAGAACGCCGTAGAGCTATAGAAGCCGCAGACGATGCGGTACGAAGCGCAGCGCAACGAGATCAAGCAAAAGCTCTCGCAGAAGAAAAAGGCAATGACCCTACACTGCCTGACACTAGCGGAGCGCAGCCTGTATCGGAAGCAGACGCACAAGCAAAGCGTATCGCAGATGCGCGTAAAGAAGCGTTGCAAGACCCGAAGCGCCCAAGTGTAGCTTTGGGCAATCAGCCTGTTCGACCGAGCGATGTAAACGAATTGACTGAAAATGCATTGTTTGAAGAATATGTGCGTAATAACACGTTCATTCGTGACCCTATCTCCAAGGCAAAAGTGCGTCCTCGCACTAGCCAAGCCCTGTCACCTACGCAGCTTGCTCACGTTGCTCAAGAATTTGGAAAAATACAAGCCGCCAAAAAGGCAGTAGCAAGAGAGCAGAGGACAGATGATGAGGTTGTTGCAGCGGCGTTTAAAAAGCAAGATCGGATGGAAGCCGCAAGGGTAAAAGCTTTTGAGCGGTGGTTAAAAACCAGAGAGCAAGACGCGGAAACATTATCCGATGCTGAACTATTGGCGTTGAGAAAAGAGTTTGACGACGATGTTCTAGTCAGCACTGAAAACGGCCTTAGCGAGTTTATGCCAATCCCGATAGAGTATGTGGTCGGGCTGGATTACCCCTTAGACGCTACCACGTTGACTATGCTTGAGGATAATAACCTTGGGGATGCGTTGCGGCAGTACGCTAAGACCACGCCAAACCCGAAGTTTGCGCCTATGGCAAAAGCATTGGCACGGGTTGCGGGCAACACACGGGTGGTGTTTGCAGATGTAGGAGATCGGATTGCCGGTGCATTCGACCCGAAAACAAATACAATCGTGTTTAACACAAACGTCCCGCTTACCGGGCACACGTTGTTACATGAAATGCTACATGCAGCCACGTCAGCAACCATAGCCAATAATCCCAGCGCGGCTCCTGTACAGGCTATAGAGCGTATATTTAACGAGGTGCGCGAGAGTTTGCCTTCCTACTACGGATCAAGCTCACTGCTGGAGTTTGTAGCCGAAGCATTTAGTAACCCTAAGTTCCAACAGCAGCTTGCACAGCTACAAGTTAAGGGCAAAGGCGAGAGCGCATTTAGTCAGATAAAACGTGCGATTGCGCGCATAGCACGGTCTATCTTCAACGTGCAGATCAAGAACAACGCGATAGAGTACAAAGAGCCAATCTCTGCGCTTGATGAATTAGAGTTGCAGATCGGCTCACTGCTGGCCCCTGCACCTCAGTATCGTAACGCTGAAGTGTTATTTAATGTTGCCAACAATCCCAAACAGGCCAACAAGGTGATGAATAGTGTCTTGCGCAACGGGCCAATATTTAACGATGAGGGCAAGACAAAATACCTTGCGTTCATGGAAGACCCGATCCGCAACGCAGTGCGCATATTAGGGCAGAAAGCAAATCAAATTTTACTGCGCGCCACGCCGCTACATTACCTAGTGCAGATAGGGCAAAAATACTTCCCCGATGCGAAAACTGGGAACTTGCTGACAAGGTTAAACACGCTAATGAACACTTCTGCGGGGGCAGCGCAGGAAGAAACAGCTAGGGTGCAGGCGATTACCAACGGGTTAGCCAAGTGGGCTAACACCCACAAAGACTTGGCTCCTGCACTAAATAAGTTGTTTAACGAGAGTACCACATATGAAGTTGATCCTGAGTTAAACGAAGCCGAAGCGCGTATAGCGTATGGCGACACAGAACAGTTTGCACGTTGGGAGGCAGTGCGAGATCTCGTGGTAGAAGTGAACAAAGGCGGTGCAGATGGGATGCGTCAGTATCGACTTGCGCGTAACTTATTCCGCGATCTACGACAAAAGTTAATATCTTCTTTAGAAAAACGCCTTGATGATGCAGGTGTCGATGCAGCTACCCGTGCAGCTACTATGCAAAAGTTTAACCAAAAACTTGCGGAGCTAGGCACGATTGAACCGTATTTCCCGCTAGGTCGAGATGGGGATTACTGGCTGTACTTTACTGCTCCTGACCCAAACACAGGTAGATTAGAATACTATGCGGAGTCGTTTAAAAGTGATACGCAACGTCAACGAGCAAAGGCAAAACTAGAACCAGAGCTGCTACAAAACTTTTTAAACTCTGAGTCGGGTAGAGCAGCCATAGAAGCTGAAAAGCAGTTTGCGGCTCAAAGGGGAGATGAAGCGGTAGCTAGTATGTCCGACGAACAGATCGCGCAGAGCCTTATAGGTATGGGTTCTGGTATCTCCGCTAGGGACGGGTATAAAAATAGCAGTCGTGTAAGTGATACGTTTATAAACAACCTTATGCAGGGGCTTACCAAGGCGGGAGCAGACAATAAAGTTAAAGAAGACGTAACAGAGCTTATCTTAAACTCTCTACCCCAGACATCGTACCTACAGTCGTTTAGAGGCCGTAAAGAAGGCACGGTTGCAGGGGCAGTTCTCGGCTATAATCAAGATGCCATAACAACCATAACGGATAGAGCAAAGTCTCTTTCACGGCAGATTGTTCAGATGAACTCCCGTGGAGAGTTTAGTAAAATAAGCTCTGAACTAGATAAGTATTACGAAGAAGTGAACCGCGCGTTACCTGACAACCAGCAAGAAGCTATGCGCACCATGAAAGAGCAATTAAAATTCTTTGCGGATACAGGCGCGTTTCCTACAAATGGCAAGCTGTCTCGGTTCCTTACAGGCGTTGCGTTTAACATGACCTTGGGCTTCAACGTGTCCGGTGGGCTGGTAAACTTATCTCAAGTACCACTAATCGTCATGCCGTATTTAGGGGGTAAGTACGGGTACGGCGCAACTATAGCCGCTATGCGTCAGGCTATGAAAGAAATAAAAGCAGGGGGTAAGCTCCTGTCTAAGAAAACTCGCACCATTGAAACCGTAGGCACAGACGAAAACGGCAATCTAATAACGGAAACACGCGAGGTGCCTGCTGGGTATTCTGCTGAAAACAAAGATTATTCTGGTGATAACCTTACACAATCCGAAAAAGATATGAAAGTTTTTATACCTATTGCGATAGACTCAGGGCAGTTTAGGCGCTCTCTAGACCATGAGATCCTAGATATTGACCGCATGTCTGACGTTGGTGCGAAATTTACCAAGGCATCGGGCTTCTTCTTGTTTCACGGCGAGCGCATGAACCGTGAAGTATCTATGATAGCCGCGTTTAAATTAGCTATGGCAAGGGCGCGTAAAAAGAACCCAGACATTGACCCTGAATCTGCCGAATACGCACAGATGCAAAAGGATGCGGCCATAGAGGCCATCAACGATACGGAGATGATGAACGGTGGTCTTGCCGCAGGGTCTACCCCTCAACTCGCACAGAACGATCTAGGTAGAGTTGTGTTCATGTATAAGCGGTACGGTGTGTCCATGCTGTCACTGCTACACAAGCTCGCTAAAGAATCTCTACAAGGACAAAGCAAAGAGGCTAAACGCATAGCCGCCTACCAACTCGCAGGTATATACGGTTCCGCAGGGGTGTTGGCGGGGGTCGCGGGTATGCCGCTCTATGGCATGGCATCTCTAATCTTTGATACGTTTGCTGATGACGAAGACGACCCGATGGACGATGCAGACACCATCGTGCGTACATATTTAGGCGAAGCTGGGTTCCGTGGGGGGCTAAACTATGTAACTGGCATCAATTTCGCAAGCCGTGTTGGGCTAGGCGAGCTTTTATTTAGGGATACGTTTATCCGCTCTGACAACCCGCTGCTGTACCAAGCACTGGAATATGCAGGGGGGCCGATTGTGGGTATCTTTGCACAAGCAGAGCGCGGAGTAAAATTATTCGGTGAAGGTGAGTTCTATCGGGGCTTTGAGGCTATGTCTCCAGCAGCGATCAAGAACGGTATGAAAGCATTGCGTTACTCTGCCGAAGGCGTACAGACTGTTGGCGGTGATAAGATCATTGAGGATCTACACCCTGCGCATATCGGATTGCAGACTTTAGGCTTTGCACCCGCAGAGTATTCTAGGCAGCTTGAAGAGAACGCGGTGCTAAAAGGCGCAGACCGTGCGACTTCTCGTCGTAAGAAGAAGTTGTTGGACATGTACTTCCGTAACTACTTTGACGGTGCAGATAACTCGTCGGTGCTGCGTAAGATCGCCAAGTATAATCAGGAGCATCCCAACGATCCGATTACAGCAGAAACTATACGGCGGTCACGTAAGACCCGTATCTCTGGCAAGCAGTCTCGGTATCATGGGGTTACGTTCAGCCCGAAACGCCGTGACGAGTACATGCTGTATGCACAGCAGTTCGATAAAAACTCGTCTTTGTTTATGTAAAAAAGGCCCCCACATATAGTGGAGGCCAGTAAATGGAGAACAACCTGTAGTGTGAGTTGTCAGGCGAAGTATATCACACAGTTCTCCATACCCGTAAACCTAATTTTTTATCTTCTATAACAATTCGTACCTCAACGCCAAAATCTTTCATTTTTGCAACAGATTTGACCTGCTTTTTAGCTTTGTCGATATCTATGCAGGGTAAAAAGAACGACATCCCAACGTCCATACTCTCCCAATCTACGGTAATCTTTAAACCGTCAGGGTTGAGATCATCAATCTTCGCTACCTTCATCTACTATATCCATTTTAAATGTTAGCTCAAGAACCCACACTGCTGGCATGTTTAGTTTAGTGCCTTTAGTGATACGCATCTTGGTGCGTTTGGCTCCCAGTTTATCCCGTAGCTCGTTTGTAAGCGAGGTATAGTTAAGCTGATGGTCGGCACTCCATTCTTTCAACGGCTTTGGCAGCAAGAACAGCTTGTTTGTGTCGGGTTCGTACCGCGCCACAAGCTGACCTCTCGGCACCGCTTCGGGGCGCACAAGGTCGTCTAGTCCGTTCTCGTTCTCACCTGCACCGCGCAAGTCTTCGTTGCTGTCGATCATTAGCACATTGTTATAATGCTCTGCGATATAGTTACTCAGAGTTTCCTGCACAGACGAACCCACGTCATCGACAAAGGCTTTGCGCTCCCGCAACTCAGCCACAAGCCAATCGAACACAGCCTTCACATCATAGTTTACATGCCCTAATTGTTTGGCGATAATTAGACCTGCGATCACTGTAGCACACCCCGCAGACCAGAAGCGGTTTTCTGAAGCTAACCCTGCTGCCGCATCTATCCGCCTCTGTGCGTCAAGCACAAGCGCCTCTGCGTTCTCTCTGTTGTTTATCACCCACTGCACATACTCCACCGCGAGCCAACCGTAATTACGTTCTATGGCTTTTAGAAGCTCGTCAGCATGGCGCTTTAATCTTGGGTCTACAAGCTTCTGCGGCACCTTTAACTCTAGCAACCGTTGCATCTCTGCTTTCGGTTCGGCTTTTTCTCTGGACAATATATCCCACGCACTGGTGTTAGCAGAACTCAGGGCTAGTAATCGCCACGGTTTACCACGCGCACGTTCCGTGTTGCCGCTCTGCGCAAGCCGATTTTTCTGCCTGCCGCCCGATAGGGCATAGGCATACTCTGACATCTGCAACGTGTTAAGATTTGTCATCTCGTCAGAGACAAGCAGCAGGTTGTGGTACAACTCCCCACGGTTCATGCGGGAGTTTTGCGTATCGTTCTTCTGCAATATCAACAACTCAGGGTCGCCCCATATAGATAGCGCAGCTTTCGAGGTTGTTGTCTTACCAAAACCTGTCTGGCTAACGAGATGCACCCCAAGGCTGTTTATACCTGTGAACGGCATAAGCACAGTGCCGTAGCTCATGCCGATAATAAACTGGTGCATCTCCCAATCAGGGCGGTTGTAGAACTCTAGGTTCGACACAATAGCGTCTTTCTCCCCGCGCTCTATAAACGCTTCTAACATACCTCCAGTTTTTGAAGAGGGTGGGTTGTACCGAATATCGTTGCCGGTAATTAGTTTATCCCCCAGAACAAACTCTTCCATAATATCATCGTCCACCCAACCAAATTGCCGGTGCGCTTCATCTGCTGTATTTGTTGCTTGCAATTCTTCAATCCACCGCTGTGTATATGCCATCAATGCCTCCAATGGTTTTATGCCAAACACAGCTACGCCGTGCATGGACATATTTTTGCGGAACTCATCGCGGGAAGTTACGGATGTTAGAGGCACGGTAAACTCTCGTACCCCATCCCTCGGGAGATGCAGGCAGAACGCGATTACCTCACCCAACTCTGCATCACGTAGTCGTCGTGTAACGTACAGATCGTTCTGGTACACAACAATTTCTTCGGGGTCGCCTTCTTTATTTACGGTGCGTAAATATACCCCGCCTGTCTCACCCCTAAAGTACGGACGGGGGAATACAGGTATACTAAAAGTTTTCTCTACAGGGCCACCCAACATGCTCTTGGCTTTGATTTCTACGGGGCCGCTCGCTTCTTTTATCTTCTGCCCTAGCGTTATCGGAGACTTTATCTTGCCTTTGAACGGGCACTCGCCACACACATTGGGATTAAGCTCGTCAAACTTCTGGCATGTGTACGGGCCTTTAATCTCAGACAACTTGCGCTGCATCTCGTCGTGGTCGTACCCTTGGTGCTGCTCGGATATCTTTACCGCTGCAACGGTAGCGTCCTTGCAGAACTTTGCGATAGACAACCCCGCTCGCCATAGCGGTTCGCTGATGGTGTTCTGGTTCTCCCATACGTTCTTTAGCTGCGCACAGCCTCGACCGTTCAAAGTCTTAGACACGATAGACTTGAACACGCTCTCTTTGTTTGCAGCCAAAGCTTCTTGCAGTGCGTCTGGCCCTAAATCTATCTGCGTGTTTACAGGTTTTAGCTCCGCACCCAACGACTGCATAAACGCCGAAAGCTCCACAGGCACGGGTTCTGTCACACCTATGCGCTCTACTGGTAGCGGGGGATCGCCTTTATAGTTATGGGTGTTGGGCGGTCGCAATATGCGAGCCGCGTCTGCGGTTACAGCAGGGTCTGCCAACAGCCCACGTTCTGCACAAACTTTCTTTAGCCGCTCCGCAACAGTTAGCCACTCGACTAACGGCGCAGGTTTTGTCAGGGGCCAGTACACATGTACTCCTCGCCCTGAGTTTATTAACATCGGCTTAGGTAAGTTTAGCTCCCCTACAAATTTTCGTAGGGCCTGCACCGCTTGCTGCTGATCGGGATACTCCTTGCTTGGGCCACAATCTAAGTCCAAGAACAAAGATTTAAGAGACGCCACGTTCTCTTTCTTGCGGCTACCTGCTTCTCGCAGGCTACCCAAACCAAAATACACGTCAAAACCGTCTGCATCGAAATGATCTGCGGCTTTGGCAACAGCTTCTAGGCTATCGTAAAACTTCTGTACCCGTTTATCAGTAGCTGCATTTGCTGCAAATACGCAGTAACACCCACCATCTCCTAGCACAGAGCGTAAAAATTCTATCGTTTTCATTATGCTGCTCTCCATTTAACATCGTGGCGGGGGTTGGACCTGCCCCGCCACGATATGACCCTAGACGATTAGTCCCACTCGTCTAAGATCGACCCTAAGTCTGTCGCAGGTGCGGGAGCAGCCGCCGCCTTCTTACTGACCTTCTTGGGTTCCGGTGTTTCCTCTGGCAGCTCTTCTGGCTGTATATCCGCAGAGGAAACTAAGTCTTCAAAAGGTGATGCCGTGTTCTCTTCCACGGAAAAACCTTCTTCTACGTCAAACGGAGAATATGATTTACGTTCTTCAAGCTTTGTAACTTGCACTGCTTTCAGCCGTAAAGACACCCCGTGATCTCGCATGGAGTAGGGCACAAATACTACGCTAAGATTTACACGACTACCCGATGTCAGTTCAAAACCATCAGGTAGCGATTTGTTCTTAGCGTCTACTTGCAAAGGGGGAGAAGTTATCTCACCCCCGTAAGACCCCTTTAAGACAGCCTTACCAACATACATACCATTGTCATCTTTCTTAAATACGTCAGATGCTTTTGGTAATTTATCGGGCCAGTTTTTTTCTTTGGCTGCTCTAGCTTTATATGCCTCAGACATAGCGCCATACAATTCTTTGGCCTGATCTTCTGTCATAGTAAAAGAAGTCTCAAACTTTGCGCCTTCTGCATCAGGTTTGCAAGGCATTGTTCTGCCCCTATCCCCCGCAGACGGATCGTATTTATACGTCTGATTAAGGCGCGGGTATAGAGCGGTCACATCTCTTATGATGTGCGAAGTAGCATTATTAGCCATAGGTGTTCTCCAATTTATATTGAAACCCGTCTACTTCTGTAAACGGAGATGTTGCCATAACAGGTTCGTGTGACACTGCTACAGTTTGAAGTGCAGCAATGCTTGCGGCATCACTACGTTTTAATTTTAAAGCTACCTCTAATTCTGTATCTGTAAGAGGCTTTATAGCTTTAAAATATACTTTCGGCACCGCGCTAGTCTCGTCGAAATATAGCCGCGTTACTACGGACATAGTGTGTGTCCTGCGGGTGCTTAAAAACTTTGCATATGCTTGTAACCCCATATGCCCTTTCTTTACTCCACCAAATATGGATGAAGCGGGGAGTTGCAGATGATACACTTGCTGCATGTCATCTACTAGCCCTACGGCAAGTCTTTGAGCAAACTTACATGCGCGACTGTCCATCTTTCCAGAACCTCTAATGTTCTGTGTGCAGTCCATGCACCGCGATGCTTGCTTCCTTGCTTCGGGCACTTCTACTGCCGGTAACTGCGTATCCGCAGACCAACAGGTAGGGTACGAAGGTTTGCTACGATCATATTCGTCTGCGTAATATGCCCTAGATATCTTTGCAGCGTTTATGATTACGATATCTAAAAAACCTTCTTCGCCTAACGGCATCCTATCCCCGCCCATTAACCCTTGAAAGCGCCCCCCGCGTATACTTATGCGGTGAGTATTACCCTCAAAGTCACTCATCAGAGGCCTCTTGCAAGGGGAGTTCCATTTGTTCGGGTTTGCTGCTGCTTGTCAACTCTTTTTCGATAGCAGGGATATTATAGCGGTATGTTGTACCGCCCCGAATGTAATGGTCACGGGGTATGTGACCCTCTTTCACCCACTTTCTAATGGTGTGAATTGATACGCCAAAATACTCGGCGGTTTTATTAACATCAGAATAAACGGTATCCGTCATTTTTTCCTCACTGAAATTGCATACTCGCTATCCACATTAAGCCCTTTGGGTAGCACATCAGGATGCTCCTCTAAAAACTGCCGCATGTGGGTTTGGTTAAGCCGCTTCTCCAACAACTCTGGTACCTGATGCTCCATGATAAAGTGGTGCATCTGCTCCCAGTCATTTGTCCAATACCGCTGCTTAACGGTTCGATAGAACAACCCTTCTGTTGTCCTAACACTCTCTACGCTATGTTCTTCGCAATGCTCCAACAAGGCGCGCTTGATAGTATTCATCTTATCAGCGAGCTTTGCGTCTTCATCTTTGAAGTTAGCCGACAACTCCGCACGTTTTTCGCGTATCTTAATGTACGCTTTCGTAAGCTTCTCTACAGGAACTTGCATAAAACTCTCCAAACTTAGTTATACATGGCATATAGTTAGTAAACATAAGCTAGTCAAGCACTTCTTTATACAAATCAATAATTTCTGTATGCGTACTTATCTTGTCGTCTAGTAGCTTGTACACACGGTTCTCAACAAACGAACCCGCAAGCTGTATCACTGTGCATTTATGCTTCTGCCCCGATCTGTGGACCCTAGCATTTGCTTGTGCGTAGGTTTCCAACGAGGGTGTCGGCCCCCACCACACAACAGTATTTGCTGCTGTAAGCGTAACCCCGTGTGCTGCGGCTTGGGGCTGTATAAGCAAGACCTTGGGATCTTTCTCGCTTTGGAACTGCGAAAAGATCTCAGTGCGTTTATGCGCAGCTACATCTCCCCGTATGATAGCGGACGTTATGCCGTCTTTAGTTAGCTTACCGGCTAACAAGTCTATGGTGTGTCGAAACGGTATAAACACAAGCACTTTCTGCGAGCATTCGTCTATCACTTCTTTCAGCACCTTGTACCTGTTAGAGATATCGAACTGCACGGTGTCGCCTTCGTCGGTGTATATAGCCCCTGCCGATATCTGTAGCAGTTTGTTTAGGTTCACCGCAGCATTCACCGCTGTCACACTCTCACCGGCAACTTGCATGACCATACGCTTACGCAACAGGTCGTAAAATGTTTGCTGCTGTTTGGTCATCTCTACCCTGCGCTTGGTGTACACCATGTCGGGCAAGTCTAAGCATTCATCTTTAGTGAAGCGTATCGCTGGTTGAAGCGCACGGAAAACCGTACTCTTGGCGTTCTCTTTCGGCGTCCACTTAAACTGAGTAACTTTTATCATAATCTGATCACGGAACGAACTAAAGAAGCTAGGCACACTCTGCGGGTTCACCAGCTTGGCAAGGCCGTAGGCATCTAGTGGCGACTGCGCAGCGGGAGTACCTGTCATAAGCCATAACCATGTATCGTCTTTGACAAGCTTCTTGAGCGTTTTCCATCGTTTGGTCTGCGCGTTCTTGTAGTGCGTTGCCTCGTCTATGATGATTAGGTCAAACCCACCCTTGGCGATAGCATCTGCTACAACCTCAACACCGTCATAGTTTATAATGACGAAATCGGCCCCGCTGTTTATTATCTTTTTGCGCTTCTCTTTCGCGCCATGCGCAACGTCCACGGTGCGGTGCATAGCAAAACTAAACAAATCCTCACGCCATGCGCTGTCCATGATAGATAAAGGACACACAACAAGAACTCGTCGTATAATACCTTGCTTCATCAAGAAGTCTGCGGCCCATATCGCACTGGCTGTTTTGCCTGTGCCTTGTTCGTTGAAGCAGAAGCCCCGCTTGTTCATGGTAAGAAACGCCGCCGTGTCCTTCTGATGTTGGTAGGGCTTGTGTTTGCCCACCCACGAATAGCGTTTCTCAATCGGTGAAGGCACCTTTATGTTCAATGCTTTCAGCTTATGGGCCTCGTCGATACCCCAATTCACGACGACTTCATTCATCGACAACTCCTTACTCTTTGCAATCACTGTTGTGATTTGCTTCGGGTTAGGCAGCGTAAGCAGGATGGCTTTATCCTGTACAATCTGCATGTTATTCTCCAATTATTTCTTGCGCTTTCCACGGCTTAACGCACCGCCAGCGGCTCTATTTTTCTTGCGGCTTTGTACTTTTACACCGTCTTTATTTTTGCCACCCTTACTGAGCGGTTTCTTGTGCGCGATATCTTTACCTTCGCGCTTGTCGGCTTTGCCGTTCTTGTTGGCATCCTTGCCAGTCTTATCCATCTTACGCCGCGCACGTTGCCGCTCCATGCGGTCGCTATGCTCTTCGCGTTCTTTCTGCTGCTTGTACTCTTTTTTGTACGGGCGGGGTTTGTTTTTATAGGGCATCAGTTACTCCCGTTGTGGGCACATTCGGTTACAGGGCAATGGCGCTTGCATAGTCCAGAGGGGCGGGGATTCCACACATCTGCTTCAAACGCCTTCTCCATTGTAGCATAGTTTGAAGCCCATTTCTCCCAAAGATTAGCCCTATCTGCAACTTCATACGTTTCTTTTACGAGTTTGTTTGCCACTACGAATAGTAGCCCTGCACGTATGCTTGTTATCTTGGGGTAGTGCGCAAAGATCGCCAACGCCATCAACTCTAGCTGCCCTTTGTCTGCGTACTTTGCAGACTTGCCAGTTTTGTAGTCGATAATCCAACCGATGCCGCTATCCTCGTCAAGGATGGCGAGGTCCACGATGCCACGGAACCATACGTTCCTAGCGCCAAAGCTGCACGGTTCCAAGTTAGCCGTTACTCCTAACCGCTGCTCACATATCTTTACACCCTTGCGTTGATTCAATTTATCCAACGCATCTTTGATATACATAAACCTCTCGGGGATCGGCTCGCCCTTACCGATGTAATCTTCGCAGGCTTTGTGGAATTGATTGCCGTAGATCATAGCTTCCGTCTGGATGAACGGGTACTGCTTCAGCACCTTTTCATGGTAGAACTGCTTGGGGCACTGCTCGAATGCTTTGATCCGACTGAACGACCACGGCGCTGCTTTACTCATTCACATTCCCCATACGATTTACCCGTACCGCTCTCGCAGTCTATAGGTAGGCCTGCGGCCCAATCTGGTGTCTTGCGCATACATTCTTCTACATACGCTTGCGCTTCGGGAACTTCTTCATCCTTCACACAGCAAACAATCGAGTCATGCACGGTAAGGACAACTTTATATCTTTCGGATATACTTAGCAACTGCTCGCCAATGATACAACGAGCTATGGCTTGGCATACATTCTCTACCACCTTGCCGCCGTAAATTCTGTTTCGGCCCCGCCGTACTTTATATCTATATTCGCGTGACCCCTCTTCGGTCATTTCATACTTCAAGTCCTCGTAGTGTATACAAAGACCTGATGGCAACTTGATGGCGTTCTCTTTTGATAGAACTTTTAGAACATCCCTACGTCCAAATCGAACTGGACCGTTATGCGTCATTTGCTCCAGTGCAAACTGCGCATCCTTCCACAGTCTATCTATGCTGTGGTTGATACTGCGATAGATACTTATGATCCGCTTGGCTTCTTCGACGGGTATCTCAAAGCCAAAGTTTTTTAGCTGAGCTTGAAACTTTATACCGCCCATGCCGTACCCTGCACCAAGAATGGTAGTCTTGCCTACAAAGCGTTGGTCTTTCGTAACGGTCTCTTCTTCGCAGCCGTATATACGCGCAGCCATTTTTATGTACACATCTTCGCCGTTAGCGAACTGGCTAACCAAATCATTTTGCCCTGCAAGCCACGCCAGAACTCTAGCTTCGATCTGTGCGCTGTCCGCGTCTATGAGCGTATAACCTTCGGGAGCTATAATACTGCTCTTGAGTTTCTTCGCATTCGGCCCTCGGCTCGGCAGGTTTTGCAGGTTGATCTTATCCTGTCCACCCCACCGGCCTGTGTGCGCTGCGTAATACCTAATCGGAACCGGGAGAAGTCCACGTTTACCAATGGATATAAACCTCTCGGTACGTGTTTCTTCTAAGGTACTTTTAGTACCCAAACGTGCAGAGACTAACGACTGCACTTTATCGTCGTCATGTTCTAGCAACGCTTTGAACGCCTCGTCCGACTTAGCAAATGCAAAAGTCTCTTTGCCTGTTGTCGGGCTAATCTTTTTCGGCGGCTCAACGCCAAGACTTGTAAGCAACTCAGCGAACCTGTTGTTCGACATCAAATCTTTTTTGTCGGTTATGTTCGCATCGCGCAGCAGCTTGTCCTTGCGTTCACGCACTTCTTCCAGATGTTGCTCCAACAAGAACAAATCTAGGTCAAGCGTAGGCTCAATAAACATCCGCAACGTGCGATCTATTAGCTGTAACTCTTGTTGTGGGAACTGGTTTCCAACTATTCCGCTGAACATCAGCTTAAAAATCTCGTATGTCAGGTCCACATCGTTACGAGAATACTCTGCATACTTCGCAATTTCTTCTTCGGTAAAATCAGTTAGCCGCTTGGCTAACGCACGGGTAACTTCATCACCCTTGGCCCCAACGCCGTAGCGTTCAGCCACAGCCTTTAGGCTCACACTCTTTTCCGTGCCATGTAACGCACGGGCCATGCACATTGTATCAAGCCACAGCTTTGGCTTCACGCCAAATCGCCACCCTAGTATCGCCCCGTCAAACGCGGTGTTATGACAAAGTATGGCGCAGGACGAGAAGTCTACGTGCGATAAGAAACGTGTAGTGAGTTCCTCACCTTGTAGCCAACGTGTTGGCTTATCATTCTTTTTTACAGCTAACCCAATAACCTCAAATCTATCGTCGCGGATATATTCTTCAGTCGTCATCTTCGACAGGCTGTACTCCTTGTCGTAGTACGTCTCGAAATCCAACGTCACTATGTCCATCTTCGTCATCCTCCCACGGAGCTTTGGGTAGCGTTACTTTTTTGTCGTTGAAGCGAGCGTCATAAACGCCCGCCCCAATCTTTGCTTTCTTGGACTTACTAGGCTTACGCACGTAAGGCACTTGCAATCTCTCCACCGCAAGCCATGTACCCCGCACCATCAACCCAATTATCTTTAGACTTTGGGTTAGACTTTATTCGCGCAACTTTGAGCAGGTTCATCATAACCGCAACATCTGTCGGGGTTATTTGCGCATCCAGATGCACAGACCAGTATCGTGCAATGGTGTTGAAGTTACTCTCCATGTCACCATGCTCCGCAGCGCGATCCTTCGTCACATAGTCTTTAGCTGTGTCGAGTACTTCGGAGCGTGTTACAGTTAGATTTACTGCTTCCAACACCTCTTTCGGTGTGCCGATCTTTTTCTTTAGCAGGTGTATATAAGATGGCGAACACTTACACGCTTTAGCAATTTTTGCTACTGGCGCTTTTGGATGCTTCACAATGTATGCCCAAACTTTTTCTGCTTTCTTACCCATAGTCATTCTCCTACTGCTTTATCTTTATCGTCACGCAACACGCGCACGATTTCTTCAACTGGAGTTACATCAACCCCATAATTTTCCGCTGCACCGCGAAACCTTTCAAGCCACGCCGCCAAACTTACACCGGCTTGTCTGCGTAGTTCAGCTTGTGCAACTTCATCGGTAGGGTCAAAAGGTTCGTACCCCCCACCCTCACGCCGCTTTGACACAGGTGAAATATACGCAGGGTATTCTGTCACCTTTATGGACACAACAGAACTTTCTACTGTCTCCGTTTTTGCCACGATGCGTAGCCCTGACGCCATCTGCCGCGCCAACTGTATACGATGCTGCCTCGCGGCTTCTACATCGTCAATCCCATAAAACGCTTGGTACGCTTCATGCTCTGGCTCGCCTGCTAACCAATCGACGAACTCTGAAGGCACAAACATATTTGCGCCCGTAGTTTGCAGGTAATCATCTATGATACGCTGCTTAGTCTTTTTAGAAAACTTAGACATAAGTTTATTCTCCATAGTTTTTGTTTGTAAAGCAGGCCATCACAGCCTGCTTTGTTTTTGTTAGTCAGTCGGCTAACCACACCGCGCCACGCTACGCCAAACCACAACACGCCTAAACCGCCACGCCACGCTACGCCTCGCCACACCGGAACACACCTAGACCGCCTCGCCGTGCCAAACCTAACCTCACTAAAACCGAACTCACCTAGACCGCCTTGCCGTACCACACCATACCCCGTCTCAACACACCTCGACCGCCTCGACTGGCCGCGCCACGTCTAACCCCGCCAAACCTCAACTCGCCTGAACCGCCATACCTTATCCGTGAATTAGGGCGGCGAACCGCCCCTCTTCGTTTAGGCTGCTCGACGCAACCGCTCTTCTTGCATAAGTCTCATAAGCTCTGCCGTTTGCTCGTCAGCGCATTCGGGGTATTCCATAGCTAACTCTTGGACTTCACGCGCTTCTTTCGTGATTTCATCCCAAGCCTCTTGGTGTTCACCCATATCTTCTGCGCTTGCTACAGAGAACGTGCCGTATGACCCACGCCCCTTCTCTTGGCGAAAGTCTCCTAGCCCTACGATTAGCCCTGCGTTTGTCAACAGCGATACAATGCCGTTGGCGTTCAGCGTAGGCGTCACATATTTAATCGTTATTTCTGAACACCAGTTTGGTAGGTATGCTCTGGTACGCACATCTGGAGTTTTGTTTATATCGGCAGATCGCACGATATCCATTTTAAGGTACGGCTTACCCCAAATCTGTATTTGGCTTTCGGGTAAAAACACCAAGCGTTTTACGTTTGTGCTTTTGATCCCCGCTGTTTCTAACGCTGATGTAACCATCGAACCCTTTACACCCGCCGCAGGGAAGCACAGCAACGTGTCGCCCTTTGGTTTAGTATACACACTTTCCCGAAACTCTTGTTCTGGATTGTGTTTAATATCTTGCTTCTCCGCAGCGGTTTTCTTCCCCCCGCCGATAAGCAAGTCGCGCATAGCCTTACTGCTCATGCTGTTAAAGTACATCGGCGTTTGACCGATCATACGCAGTTTTATCACACCTTGTTTTACGGTGTGGACTGTTAAAGTTTCTGCTACCGCAGTAGTTTTCTTCGTAGGCATAGTTATTCTCCTTTAAAACGGTGGCTCTTCGCCACTCTTCTTCGGTTTCCAAACAACATCCAAGCCGTGCATGGCGTGAATGAACTCTTCAAGGGTGCGACCGTACAAGCCGCACCCCCGATCCGTATTACTCGTAGTCAAGTGCAAACCACTCGTCGTCGAGCGCCCACAAAACGTAAGACGCTTTTGTTTGCGTACCCTTACGTTCTATCTTTGCTTCCCATATCTCCCCCGCAGTATGCATACGCTGTAACGCAAGCTGAACTGCTGCGGTGTCAGAAGTTAGCTTACTGGCTAACTCCCCAACCCTGTGCGGATATGAGTGTTCTTCGTCACGCATAAGAGCCGTAATGCGGTCCTCTAGCGTAGCTTGCTGCACCCTCGGTGAAGGTGTTTCGTCAAACGGATCTAGCCCGTCCAATAGCGCAACCTTACCCACTACCTTGTAAGGAGTGTTAGCCTTGTGGTTGTTTTGATTAGGGGCCACCCGCGCTGTAAAGAAATCGCCTTCTTGCAGGTTATTGTTTTCGATATAATTCCTGCCGACAAAACAGCTTTCACCCTCGGTGGTGACAGCAAACCCTGCGCCCCCTGCGTTATGCGGAACACGCTCCATAATCATAACGACTTCTTTTATTTCGCCAAAAAGTTTTTTCAGTTGTTCTTGTGTGATATCCATAGCGGCTATCTATTCTCCATTTTGAATTTTTATTATTTCGGCCTGTAACAGACCAAGATTATCCTCGTTAATAATCAGTGCTATACCTCCTGCTGTGTCTATATCGTCCAAGTTCTTTTGTTGTAGCGGGGTCGGCTTGTTCTTCCCCGCCTTACATTCGATGCCAAGGAAGTAACCTCCCAGACACGCCACTACATCAGGCACACCACTGCGCCCGTACCCACCCGTCACAGGGTAGAAGTAATACGCACCCGCATCTTTCAGAATGCGTACTACCTTCTTCTTTACCTTCGCTTCCGGTGTCATATCTTCACCCCTGCGTTGCGAAGGTTCTTCACGTAAGTATCCAACTCCTCACGAGCTGCAAAGAGTTCTTGTTTTACGCGGGGCCTCGCATCATTGCGCCATTGTTCTTCTTGCAGGTTGTCTACCTGTCGCTTGAGCCAACGCAACTGTGCTTGCTGGAACATGCTTAATTCTGTGTCACCCATCTACAACTCCTTCTAAAGGGCGCGTACACTCCAAGGGAATTTTAAGACACACAGAAAACGCCAACATTTCCAACTTGTCTCTACTGACAGGGTTAGCCTCATGGCTAACGTAGAAAACATGACGGTCTTTACGAAGACCTACGCCTTCGATTATGTGCCCGTAGTCATCTTCCCCCATCATCATAAGCACCGCTAGTTTTCCCTGTATCCAATCTGGCAAATCACTTACATACTTACCAAAGTTTTCTATCTCGTAACACTCTGTGCCTAAACACGTTACATCGACAGCAAACGATGAAGGTTGTATGTAAATGCGATATACCGTCTCGTCAAGGGGGGTGTCAAGATTTATAATTTTAGGTTTGAGCGACATAGAACAGTCTCCCTGCGAGAGCATGAAAGCCGACATTCGGAACAAACGTACCTTGCTCAACCATCTGCAATGTGGACACCTTACGTTTAAGCTCTTCGTCTAGCTGATCCACATCGCACCCGTAATGATTGCTAGGGTCTGGCTCCCAATTCCATTCCTTACCATCCATGTTAGTGTACACGTTGGCAGACTGCGTACCGCGTGGCGAGATGTTGATATACACGACATCAAACATATCCTTACCGGAGGACGTGTCCTCCCCACTGTAGTTAAGGAATGCTTTGATTTGTTCACCAAAGTTTGCATCAAGCCATGTATGTCCCGTGTTCACAAGATTCTTAAGCTCTCGCTCCAAGGGCGAGCTTTTACCACGACCTAGCCCATCGGTGACATCGTTAGCCAACTGTCTAACCTTCCGCGAACTGTAGTCGTCTATGTCTCGCATCTGCCTACGCAGGTTTCTAAGCTCGTTTGCCACAGCTACGTGACACGGTATGGTGCGCAGGTGGCGGGTAGCGTTGGATAGGCCTTTCTCGAAATGCTTGGCAAATGCCATGTAATGCTGCGCGTTGTAGTCGTTGTACCTACAGTTTTCGATGTTGCGACTGTGAACAATATACGCAGCATCTCCGTTGGCTTTTTCGGTGAAGTCACCGTAACCCACAAAACCTAGCGCATAGATTTCGTTCTCACGATAGATCCAAACGCTGTTCCTACGCTTGTAACTCCACTTTGCTTTTAGTGCAGCGGCCACAGCATCTGCGAACCTAGCTACCTCATTATCCACGTAGCTATTGTTCTCTGTCTGTTTCATCGCTTCTGACGTTAAGTAAGGATTGTATCCCATAGTCATTCTCCATTTTTATATTATGATTTGAAACCAAGGTGCTTGTTCACCCAGTAATTGTATTTGTTTCGTATTGCTGACAGATCCTCCTTCGTCTCTACTTGTTGCACTTTGTAAGAGGCGTGTTGCCACCACCCATCGGCTGTGGTTTCCGCGAACTCTACAAACAGATGTAGGCGCAGCGGATGTTCGGGGTCTGTAATGATACTCCTACAATTCTTCACGTTGTAGGTATCTCTGGATCGTATGTACCCTGCTCCCGTTGTTTCCGAATAATATTCATACGCCTCGGTGCGCATCTTTCGGATGTAGCTGTACTCGTTATCCGTAAGCGGCAGCATGTTTGCGATTGTCATGCCCCACTCAAAGAACTCTCTCAGCGGCTCCTTGAACTTGGCTTTCAACTCTTTGTTGACACGCGGCGGTATCGGCAGACCCTCGCCTGTTTCTGGATCACGCAGCCACTTCCCGTCAGGAGTTAGCTTGAAGGCTAACGCCGTGTTGTCTTTGCGGTGCGTAAAATTTTGCCAATGGGGGTTCACCTCTTTCGGCACGGTTCTGCCTTTGGCTATGAAATGTCTATCGTTATCCCCGTAATTACTGGTCAGATTGATATACTGCTTCCCGTTGGACACTAGGAAGTACATACCTCTCGGTGTGTGTCGTGATAAGAACTGATACCTACTGACATGGTTCCACGGCCCTGTGCCGTTGCGTATCTTAACGCTTGTGGTTCCGTCACGGTGCTTGCGCCACACGACAGCAGCGTAAAATTCGGTATCCGCTTTGGTAACGGTTCTGTCAGCGCCCCACGTTTTAAACACGGGGTCGCCAAAGCAATATCCGTCAAGAAACGCATAGCAGTAATCGCTGAGCTTAACGATGCGCTCCCACTTACGCTTACGATCTCCGATAGGTCGAACATCCTCTGCTTTAGTGTGACATTTCGATATCAAAGGTTTGACAGCATTGTAGTGATGCTCCACCTCTGCAAAAGTTTGGAATGCTGAGTATGTAAGTGCCATTAGTTATTCTCCTGTGTTGGCCGTGCTGTCGGCCTGATTATACTTGAGATGCCCTCCGATACTTCGCAGAACATCATTATGTTATTGCCGTACAAGTCATACAACTCGTCGTACAATGGTGCTGCAATATCATTCTGCATCACCGCTCGGCAGTCGGCTTCGGTTTCAAACCACACCACCGCTTCAAGCTCTTTGCCCTGCAACTCGTAGTGCAAGACCAAAGCTGTAAAAAATTCAATCATCATAATCCCTTTCGATTTCACCAAGCCCCCCACAGTTATCGCACTCTCGCTTGTACTCTTCCAAGTACCCGTATGGGTTGTCGTTACTCATACAGACTGCTCGCTCTGCGCTTACCTCCCCTTCTCCGCTACATTCGGGGCAGCGGATGAACGGGTTATCTATAAAAATATTATTCATCTGGTTTCTCCTTCCTCAAAGGATTGACCCAACACAGGGTCGTCCCAATTACATTCCCCACATACACCACCACTTTTGTCGATGTATTCTTCTTTGACACCTTCATGGCAGATCACGCAGTAGCGCCCACTTTTCCCTTCTATGTCGCGCCAATCATCCATCACATATCCTCCGATTTGATGTGAATTGTTTTGCCGTTGGTCGGACGCGCACTCGCATTGTCCAACACGCACCACAGGGTCGGATGATGCCAGTTGCCCCAGCCTCCGAATAGATACCCATCGGTCAGCAACACGATAGCTTGCGGGTCGAGCTTATGCTCTGTGATGTAGTTAGCCACACAGCTAACATCCGTGCCGCCACCGCCTTCGGGCTGCGTGGTGTGTATCATGTTGTCCAACTCGTACTGCTCGTACACTTCAGCACGACAGATCTCTGTGTCCCAATACAAGATGCGAACCCGCTCGGGGCGTAGCATATCGCAGATGGATTTCGTCTCGGTCATAAACGCAGGCAACACTCCCGGCGCGAATGTCGAGCCTGACGTGTCGATGCCAAGTACCAACTCGCCAATGGTCTCGCTGAACGTCGATGGCAGATACACGTTTTGTGCGATGAACCTACGCTTGGGCTTGCGCCACGTCGAATTGTCGTTACCCGCACAGGTAGCCATGAAGAACTCGCGGAACGGTTCTTTCCAATCGACCTTGGGCTGCAACAACTCCTCCATGTCACGACTGCCACCGCTTCCGGTTTTGCCTGCCACGATGTTGCCTTGACGGATTGCCTCGTCGATCTCACGCTCTAGCTCGCGCTTCTCCTCCTCGGTCATCTCCTTGGCGCTTTCCCAATCGTGATCGTCGAACGGCTTACCGCCGCCATCGTCGCCACCATCGCCTTCACCGTCACCGCTTTCACCGCCTTCGCGTTCTTTGCGCTTCTTGTAGATGTCATCAAAGATTTTAGCTGTGCCCCAACCACGATAGGTCTCGTTGAGACAGCCGCCTTCGATCCACTCCACGAACTCTCCATACTCGTCGAGTATCTTGATGTTGATTTCATAGTCCATCGCACGGTTGGCTGTGTTGGAACACTTCTTCCAGAGATGCCGCCACGTAATCAAGTGACGATACATCTTGTGATACATCTCATGCAGAACGAGGAAGCGTAGCTGCTTGTCGTTCAGGTTACGTACAAACTCACGTCCATACCACTCGTCACGTCCATCGGTACATGCCGTGCGTGTCTTGTCACATACAACACGCTTGCCCAACATAACCAACCCGCCAATGGCAGGTTGTTTGTGCATGATTTGAACAACGGCTTTTTCGATCCGCTGCTCCTCGGTTAGCTTACCGCCTAACTGTAACATTCTTATCCTCCTTATTGATCTGCTGAAAACAGATGTGAGTTATCCGCTGCCCACTGCGTGAACTTGCGGTTCTGCATGACCATCGCCTGCTTGCTGTATCTTGGCGCACGGACACCATTGGCAAACATACCTTGCGCCTCGGCATCTAGCCGCGCCATGTAGTCCATCCAAGAGTTGAGCCAGTCTTGTTCGATAGCTGCCAGTGTCCGATAGACCACCATACAGATACCTGCCGCTGTGGTTGGAACCTTGGCGTTTTTGGGATCGGACTTGATCGACTCCAGACTAGGTAGCTGATCGGCTAACTTGAGGTGAGCCATCAGATCCATGCCGCCACGCATACCAATCGTACCAATGAGCAACGCGGTCAGAGACTTGTCGTTGAGCTTGTCGCGCATCTTCATGTAGTTTGACGCCTTGTGCAGAGACCTCGCTGTGCAGAACGATCGACGCCCATTGGCTTTGGGGTGGTTGATGTAGACGTTATCTTCGGGGTCTTTCACATCGTCAGACGATGCCAACACCTGCGGGTTGTCCTTGACCCATGCAAGCGTGACGTGATCTAGCTTGTGGTTGATACCCCATTCGATCCACTCCACCGCATTCGGCTTGCGCATCCGCACGAATGTCACGCGGTTGCAAGTATGCGGCAAGAACGTGTCGCCCACATTCTCGAACCCAAGGTTGGTCGTCGCAAAGACAACGCTCTCTGGGTGTAGCTCATGCATACCGATCATTCGCTCTTGGAACAAACGGTTGAGCGGGTTCTGGATAGCGCGGTTCTTGCCTGCCTCGTCGATCATAATAATGAGCGGCGTATCCTTGAGGTGCATACCAAGCTCTTCGTTAGTCGCAAAGCTAACATAGTCGTTGCCTTCCAAATCCTTGAACTTTGGCAACATCAGGTCGCCTGCATCGGCCTTGGTCGTGCAGTCGAAATAGATCGCCTTGTGGTCAGGCAGATCCTCGGCCAACACCTTGAGGATTGATGACTTGCCGCTGCCCATCTCGCCCTCGACGATGATGGTTGTCTTATCCTCTGGTGGCAGAGGAACTTGAACTGCGATGGCGTTAGCAATTTCTTCGATGCTCAGTGCATACATTGTATTAGCTGACATAGTTATTCTCCAATCTGTTTATATGTCTAGTGTTGGCAGCGCAGCGATGGCTGCATCTACTTCGGCTTTTGTCTGCTTGCGCAGGGACTCGTCGTCACGCAGGGCAGCGGGTGTGACTCCAAGCATCGCATCTTCCAGACGCTCTGCCATAGCAGTCATATGAGGTGAGTTAGCCACGTTGCTAACTTTGAGCAGTCCGACCATCTCGGTCACGTTGGACACAAGCGTATCACGGAATGTTTTGGCTCCGATCTTGCGGCGCTTGGTACGCCCCGCATCGTCCACGTACTCTATGATATCGGTCTCGTAGTCGAGGCGCTCCGACATGTTAGACAGCGCGTCATAGGTACGCTTCCATATGTCACCCATCGCGGTCTCGAACTGCGTGGTGTAGAACTTCTCGTACTTGTTAGCCAACTGGCTAATCCCTTCGTTGGCGATGTCCAAGCGGAAGTCACCAGAGGTAGGTAGCGGCATTTCATCGAGCGTGAATGAGAACTTGCGTGACAACTTCTCTAGGCTTGGATAGTCGTCAGGGTTCGCAAGATCACCCAAGAACAGATGCGCATCCTCGACAGCTTGCTCGTAGTTATCCAAGAACTCTTGAACCAACTCATAGAACTTGTTCTGCATACCCGTCATTGCTTCGGTGTATTTGAAATACTGCGCGGTAGGGCATAGCTGCCAACCCGTCTTACCCCAAGGCATCGTCATGCGTGTGTGCATGTCACGCGCCGCAGATACATGCGTCTGTATTGCTTTTAGGTACTCGTTGTTACCCAATAGCTTTTTGTTGACGTTAGCCATACCGCGCTCGGCGGCGTTAGCGTCCGACACTTCGGCAGACGCTTTGCGATCCAACTTGCGGCCTGCCCAGTTTGATATGGTCATACTGACCAACAACGCAGCGGATGAAATCGAAACAATGTCATCTGCGTTGGGAGTGGTAGCTGTGTTGTTCGTGGCGTTAGCTGTGCAGCTAACTTCCACCACGTTGTCCATACCGTCAAATAAACTGGACTTACCTTCGCCCATATTACCAATCATATTCATAGTTATTCTCCAACATATTTATTGAGACCTTTGAGGTCGTTGCGGTTTGTCACAAGGGTAGCCCCTTGCTTGTGCGCGATAGGTGCGATGCACCAACCTGCGCGTTCTTCACGGGCGCGGAAGTCTCCGCAGTCCATGCAGTAATTATACCCGATGTTGTAACGCTCGGGGTGTAGCGTATCCTCGCCGCATGAGCGGCAGGTCAGCATCTGAATACCATCCATTGTAAACGCAGCCATCACTCGTCACCCCAACGCTTGCGGGCGTGAATGTCACGCTTGTTGATTGCGCGATAGGATGGCGCGGGGTCGTAGGTTGCAGGCATACGCTCGACAAGAGCGCGAGCTTTGGTTGGCATGACGCGCACCCCAAAGCCGTGGGTTTGGAAAAGGTATTCTTCGATGGCTTGTGCCTCGTCGCGTGTTAGGCCGTTGGTCAGAGTGTTAGCTGACCGGCTAACTGTTTCGGTGTTGTAAGACATGACTGATCCTCGTTGCAAAAGTGAACGTACCACAAATATAGCATATATAAGTAAACGTGTCAATACTTATCTTGTTGTGAGTAAATGTATTTTGATCAGTAATGTTCCGTTACTTGGTGAGTAACTGTGTGTAGACGTGAGTAGCTTGGTATGGGGGGTGGGTGTTAGCTGGTAGGCTAACTTATTGAAAACAAAGTAATGTTCCTAATGTTCCGTAGTGAAACGGGTAATGTTCCGTTGTAAGTCTTTGTTATTAAAGCAATGTTCCAATGTTCCGCGATTTTAGGGTACTACAGAGGTATAATGATGTTGTATGGAATATGCTGCATAAGGGGAAGGAAGGGTCACATGGAAGTGTAGTAATATTTAACGGAACATTTGGAACATTAGGAACATTACTTTAAAATCAATAGGTTAATTGTTCCATTCTTAAAAACCATTTTGGAACATTAGGAACATTACTTTGTTTTCAATGACTTATGCAAATCGCTCACCGCTCACCGCTCATAAAATAACTGGCATCGCCCAGATAGAGTTAGCCGTGCAGCTAACTGCAACTTGTGTGGGACAAGACTCCGGTGTACAACATCGCGTGACGACAGCTCGCCCTGTGTCGCTCACCGCTCACCGCTAATACACAGAACTGGTATCATAACTGGCATCGTAAATAACTGGTGTCGCGGGGCACAAAAAAGCCCCGACCGTTTCCGGTCAGGGCGTGGGGTTACATATCGAGCGCATCCACAACATCGGTTGGATCGCCTTGATGCCAATGCAGCTCAGCAGATATAGCCTCGGCATCAATGCGCATCGCGTTTTCTACTTGTGCGAGTGCAAGCTTTAGCTCATGCCGTATGGCATGAAGATTTTTTGTTTGTTCATGTATTGTGGAAGCAGCAGCCTCGGCATCCAGCAACATATCGGCCAGTGATTCATTCTTATAATTCATAACTTTTCTTTCATGTGAGGGTTAGTGGGGTTAGCCGGTTAGCTAACCCCGTTGATGATTACTTGAGTTTCGCCATCATTTCATTAAACGCTTCGACATATTCAGCCGGTATCGAATCGTCAGGCTTTGCCTTGCTGCATTGCTTTGCAGCCTTGGCAATGGAATCCAAGAACCGGTCGCAATCGGTACGCTCGACCGCATCGCTTGCGCCATCGCTTGGCTTGTCAGCAGCCTTTTTAAGATCAGTCTTGATATGACCGATAAGTTTGCCGACCTGTTGCTGGATA